ACATCGAGTGATCGCCCATGGCTGATCTCACCGCACGATTCAAGGCAGACTTCAGCACGTTCTCGGCAGCCGTCGATGGCGCCACTGCTGAACTCAAAGGCCTGGAGTCTGGCGCTGGCGCCGTCGAGGGCAGCCTGAATCGCATGGTGGATAAATTCAGCGGGCGCAAGCTGATCCAAGACGCTGAACTGATGACGAAAGCGATCGAGGAGATCGGTGGCGTGTCGAAGCTGACCGAGACTGAACTCCAGCAGATGGGCGCCACCATCAACGAAGCTGCCCAAAAGATGGAAGCGTTGGGGATGACGGTCCCCGACAGCATGCGCGACGTGCAAGCGGCCACGAAAGACGCGGGCACGAGTGCTGAATCAGCAGGCACGTCGTATGGCGCGCTCGGGCGCTACATCGCTGGCGCGTTCACCGTCACCGCCGTGATTGGCTTCACGAAAGAAGTAGCCGCCTACGCTGGCGAAGTGAAGAAAGCCTCAGACCAGACCGGGATCGCCACTGACACGATCCAGGAGCTGATGCACATTGCGGAGCAAACGTCTGTCAGCTTCGATGCGCTGGTGAATGCATCACAGACACTCAGCACCAAGATGGGCAGCAACGATGCTGGCCTGCAAGCCGCTGCCAAAGAACTCGGGCTGAGTCTGTACGACCTCAAGCAGATGTCCCCCGCTGATGCCATGTATACGCTCGCGGCGGCAGTCGGCAAAGTCGAAGACCCCTATCGGCAGCTGACGCTGGCGCAAGACGTGTTCGGCAAGAGCGCGAAAGAGATCATCCCCGCTGTGAAGGCTGACATGGATGCACTCGCAGCTGCTGCGCCCAAGATGGGGCAAGCGCAAGTCGAGTGGTGGGACAAAGTAGTCGCCTCCATGAAAGGCGCCTACGCGCAGTCGAAAGTCACCGCTGGTGGTCTCATCGCTGACATGGGCATGCTGGCAGCAGCTGCTGCCAAATTCGATCTACGGACGCTGTTCGGTGGTGACTCGACCACCGAGATCTGGGATCGCATGGCCAAGCAAGAGGCCGACTTCTTGGCTGGCATCTTGCCAGTGGTCGAAGCTGTGCACAACCAGGGAAAAGCCTTCGAAGCCACGACGCTGAGTGGTGATGCGCTCTCAGAGACCGAGAAGAAGCTGACAGCCGACGCCGAAGCCTCGATCGAAGCACACAAGAAGCACGCCGTCGAGATGGAGCGTTACGAGAAGAACGCCAAAGAAGTAGAGGACGCGCTGCACCGCGTGATGGGCGCGCAAGACACGTGGAAAGAGTCACTCGCGCAGCTAGATCCAGCGCTCGTGCAAGTGCTAGAAGCGCAGCTGCGTGCTGGCGTGTCTGCTGAAGATCTCGCGAAGGCATACGGGCTCACGTCGCAAGCCTCCAAGGCGCTCACGCTCGACATACGCGAGCAAGACACGGCGCAGCGCAAAGTGAACGAGGCCACAGCAGAGACATCGCGCCTGGAGGGTGAACTCGACGCGCTGCGCTCGCAGCGACGTGGCGCCTCGCTCGACAACCAGATCGCCGCCATCGACAAGTGGGCAGCGCGCAGCGTGCAAGCGCTGCACGACAACGAGAAGTGGACGCAGCAATCTGAAGACACGATCGCGGCGATCCGCCAAGAGAAGATCTTGAAAGCCACGATGGGCATGGAGCAGTTCTCGGTGTCGTCGCGTGGCTCGCTGCAAGAGGTCGCAGACAAAGCACAGGCCACGTTCCTGTTCATGTCCGAGCACTCCGATAACTACTCGAAAGAAGCGATCGCAGACCAGCAGCAGATCGCGGCTGCCACGCAAGACGCCGCCAACCTGTTCGTCTCATCGTCCATGGCGGCTGCGTCACAGGCTGCAGCTGCGCACCAAGCAGCTGCGCAGAGTGTTGCGATGTCGTGGTCGCAAGCGATGAGCGCCGCGCAAGCGGGCCAAGGCACGATGTCCACGAACATCATGGATTCACGATTCACGGAACCCAAAACAGTCGAGGGATCCGACAGGATGCAGAAAGCAGCCGAAGAAGGTCTGTACTACGGTCCTGTGGACAAGATGGGAAACCCCGACTATGAGCGCATGGGGCGACCGATGCCCAGCGGCGGGCTCGCGTTCAAGTGGGGGCAACAGATCAACCGCGATGGCTCGCGCAGCTATCTGCCTGCGCTCCGCGCTGACGGTGGTCCGGTGTCAGCGCGGACGCCATACGTGGTCGGTGAGAAGGGGCCAGAACTGTTCGTTCCTGGCGCGAGTGGATCGATCGTGCCGAACGGTGCTGGTGGCAGCGCGATGGTCAATAACTTCTACATCAATGGCACTGGCGCGGACGTGGCGCGCGTGGTGTCGAGTGAACTCACACGCCTGATGCGCGTCGGGCGCAAGTGGCCCTCAGTCTAAGGAGCACACGCACATGCCGATCACGCAAGCGGGAAAGCAGTTCACTGCTGCCGACGTGAAAGCCACTGCAGGCAGTCTCGCAGCGCTGCTGCTTGGCGTCACGCAGGATGGTGGTGACTTTCGCGTGCAGCTGGAGTCATGGCCAGATGCAGACTTGATCACGCTCGGTCTGTCGCAAGACGAGATCAACGCGATCAAGGGCTTCTTCGTTGGCGATCTGCCAGCCATCGCGAGCGCACTGCAATCGTCCACGTGGATCAAGCAGCTGGTGGGGCTTGGCGTCTGACACCATCGCGCACGCGCTGAGAGGTTCACCGTTATGGCCGCGCCACTCGATCGCACTTGGTACAACACGCTTGTAGACGATGACGGCAGCGGCAACATCGGGACGGTCTGGAATAAGGCTGCAGTCGATGCGCTGCTGGATTCTGTAGACGCGCGCCTCGCTGGTGTCGTGGATGGGGCTGGCGCGCTCAGTGTCAACGAGTTTGCTGTCTTTGCTGATCCCGACACGATCAAAGGCGGCACGGGGCTCGTGACGCTGGGCAGCGGCAACATTGTCCGCGATACGCTGCCTGGCGCTGATAACGCGGCGATCACGATCTCCGGCGCGGGCGCGGTGGACGCTAACCGTGGCGCGAGTATCTACATCGCTGGCAATCAGTACGGGGCGCCTGGATTCGTCTCGATCACGTCCGGCGTGGGCGGTGCGGTCTCGATCAACCGGGGCAATATCCCCAGCGTGCAATTTCTTTCGGACGGCGCGATGAAGCTGCTCGACGGGCAGGTGCTATTCCCAGCCACGCAAAGAGCCAGCGCTGATCCGAACACGCTGGATGATTATCGAGAATTTAGTTGGACGCCGAAGTGGACGGCGACCGGCGGTGCCACTGGGATCGTTTACGCCTCACAAGTCGGATACGGCATCAAGGTTGGGCGCCACGTCAAAGCGTGGGCTGTCTTGGGTGTGACGAGTCCTGGCACGATGGCGGGCGCAGTGGCGTTGTGGGGACTCCCGTACTTTGCCAGCAGCGGCGGTGGCGCTGTTGGCGCCGTCACGGTCGCGGCGTTCTCTGGCGCCGGGATTCCATTCTCGATGGTTTCGGGATTCGTGACACCCAGTGTGGATTGGGCCGATCTCACGTACCTGCCAGCCGGTGGCGGGACAGCGCTCCTCTCGATGCCAGCTGCGATGATCATCGCGGGCACGACGATCTACTGCGAAGTCTCGTACCTCGCTGCGCAGTGAACGCTCGCGATGGCCGTCACACCAGCACGCGTCGGCAAGCTGCGCCTGAATGCGGGGCGCCTCAATTACGTTGCCCCGACTGCGCCACACACGCCAACGCCGCCAGACGGATCGCGCGCGGGGCCACTCACGCTGCAGTGGTTGTGCGACGGTGGCCAGCACTACGAGGTGTACTTCGGCACGACCACCACGCCACCACTCGTCGGCACGACCACGCAGCGCGCGTGGGTCGCGCCACCACTCACGATCGGGACCATCTACTACTGGCGTGTGGTCGCACTGGCGAACGCGCTGGGCGCAGCAGCTGCTGGCGCGCTGTGGTCGTTCACCGCGGCAGTACCAGCAGCGCCGGTCTACATCGCACCACCGAACCACGCCACCAACCAGCCAGCGGTGGTTACGCTGCAATGGTCGCAGCCACTGACCGTGCCAGGGGACATCGTGTTTGATGTCTACTTCGGCACGAGCGCTGGCGCGCTGCCGCTGGTCTCGCGCGGGCAGTCGGCGCTGACGTTCACCACGGGCACGCTGGCCGATGGTGTCGATTACTTCTGGCGCATCGTGGCGCGCAACAACAGTGGCACCGCGAGTGGCCCTACGTGGACGTTCGAAACGCGCAACCCCACCAAGGGGCTGATCACGATCGGTGGTGTCGATGTGCGCGCGCGTGTGCGCGTGGCTGGCATCAGCGTGCGCGATCTGCTGACAGACACGCCGAACACGTGCACGTTCACGATCGAAGGCGCGGCGCCAACAGTCGGGCAAGAAGTGCGCATCGGTCTGGCCACGCTCGCGGGTGATGACGTGCTGTTCGGTGGCTACATCGACACTGTGGCCGCTGTGTATGAAGGCGTCCCCGCGAATCGCGCATGGGCGATCACGTGCCAGGACTACGTGTATGGCATGAACCGTCGCAAAGTGCGCAAGCGCTATGGTCAGCAGAGCGCCACCGCGATCGCCCAAGACTTGCTGACGTTCGCGCCGAGTGGCTACACGGGGATCAACATCGCAGCGGGGCTGCCCATCGTCAACGGTGGCATTGACTACACCGAAGAAGACCTGACGGCGTGCTTCGCACGACTGGCGCAGCGCATTGGTGGATATTGGTATGTGGACTATGCGCGCGACGTGCACGTGTATTTGACTGAGGCTGTCGATGCGCCGACGCCGATCACGCTGGCCGCACGCGTGCTGCTCGACCAGCCAGCGATGCACTGGACAGAAGACCTGACGCAGATCCGCACGCGTGTGTATGTCGAAGGTGGCGGCGCGCAAGCGCGCAGCGTGGTGAAGCCAGGGGACACGGTGCTGCCAGTGACCGATGGTGGCTGGTACTCCCCCAGTGGTGGTCTCGTGGTGAGTGGCCCGCAGCGTATCCGCTACACCGGCAAGGGCACCATCGGTGGCCCACTCGCGCCAGCAGCCACACCGCAAGCCGTAGTGGGCGCGCTGAGTGGTGGCCCCTATTCGTACGTGGTCACGCAGATCACGAGTGGCGCGGAGTCTCCGATGAGCGCGCCAAGTGCGCCTGTGACGCTGGCGCCAGTCGCGGCGCCGACGCAGCCACTCACGCTGACACCAGTGATCGGCGTCGTGCTCGCGCCAGCCACCGCGCCGACGCTCGCGTCAGTCGTGACGCAAGTGGCGCCGCCAACGTGGACGATGAACGCAGCGCCAGCGCTGCCAGAGACCGGCAAGCTACCGACACCACTGCAGCCAGGCATCCCAGTGCCGGTGGATGTCGGCTCTGGCACAGCGTTTCAAGCGCAAGCCTACACGGCGTACCACTACGCGTGCACGTACACCAACGCGCGCGGCGAGACTACGGCGGGACTGTCTCAATACGTGAGTCTGTCGCCGCCAACAAAGTGCAATCTGGAGATCACGATCCCTGCTGCGCCGAGTGGTTACTCGATCACTGGGATCAAAGTGTTTCGCAATATTTCGTCGGGCCGTGGCTTCGAATTCCTTGGAGGTATGTCAGCAGCCGGTGGCACGTTCAAAGACACGATCGCGCCGAGTGTCACTGGCGCAGCGCCACCATCCACAGACACGACAGCCACACCAGGCACTGGCGGGCTCACGCGTGGCCAGCAGTACCAGTGGCGCATGGTGTATGTGGCTGCGAACGGCGAGACGACAGCTGGCCCCATCACCACGTACACGCTGCCCGCTGGTGCGCCCTACTACACAGCCGTGCAGCTGACAGACGTGCAGCCATCGCCTGATGGACGCGTGATCGCGCGGCGCATCTATCGCACCGCGAACGGGCCGAATTTTTTCCTTGAAGCCACGATCAACGACAACACCACCACCACGTACCTCAGCACGAAGCCAGACAACCAGCTGGGCGCTGGACTGGCCAACAGCAACACCACGGGCACTGGCAAGCTGGCGCGCGGTGGCTGGTATGGCTGGCAGGTGTCGTTTGTCACGAGCGCGGGCGAGACCACGCCTGGTGTGTATAGCGCGCTGGCGCTTGGCGCGACTGCTGACACGGTGGATCTGTCGAACATTCCGACGAGCACGGATGCGCGCGTGACCAAGCGCAAGATCTACCGCACGGCCAATGGTGGTGGCGCGTTCAGACTGGAGGCCACGCTCAACGACAACACCACCACGACCTACCGATCTGGCGCGATCGCGGACGGCGCGCTTGGCGCGAATCCACCCACCACGAACACCACCGGAAGTGGCGGGCTGCAGCCAGGCGCGTATTGGTGGACGTATCGCTACGTGACGGCGAAGTCGGACCAGGCACCCCGCTCTCGCTGGGCGCTGGCTCAGACACGGTGCAGATCTCCACGATCGCTGCGTCACCAGATGCGCGCGTGACCAAGCGCCGGATCTACCGCACGAGCGTGAACGGTGGCACGTATCGCTTCGAAGCGGAGATCAACGACAACACCACGACCACCTACACGAGCAGCAAGCGCGATGACCAGCTGGGCGCCGATCTGGTCTACGGCAACACCACCAGCGCGAGCGGGCAGATCGCAGTGTCTGCGATCGCCATCGGGCCAGCTGGCACGATCGCGCGCCGCCTGTATCGCACCAAGAGTGGTGGCGCCGCGTATCAGCTCGTGGTGGTGATCAGCGACAACACCACCACCACGTACCAGGACAACAAGGCCGACAGCGCGCTCGGTGAGAGCGCGAGCACTGACGAACTGATCCAGCTGACGGGCATCCCCGCGAGTGGCGCGGGCGCAGTGCTGTACGAAGTGCGTCCTGGCGATGACGTGAATATCCTCGTGCAGTGTGACGACGTGCCAGCGCAGCAAGCACTGGCGGCGCTCGAGGGCGCACCATCGCAGGGCATCGTGGAGCACTTCCTACAAGATCGACGCGTGGCGCTGAGTGAAGCCACCGCGATGGGCAACGCGGACCTGCGACTGTTCGCGCGTCCACTCGTGACGATCGACTACGCGACACGAGACCCGAAGACGCGCTCGGGCAAGACTGTGCACATCGATCTGCCTGAACTCAGCTTGGCTGGTGACTTCACGATTCAGAGCGTGGAGATCTCCGAGATCGATCAGCACCCTGGTCTGCAGCCGCGCTACCACGTGACGTGCTCGTCGGTGCGTTTCAGCTTCGAAGATGCGCTGCGGCGCTTTCAGCTGGAGACCACGCCATCGTGACCACTGGCGCCACGCTGCTCGTGCTCGTGGTGGTGGCGTGGTTCGCGCTGCGCTGGCATCACACGATCGCGCGCGACGATCACGTATCGCGGCACTGGCTCGACGTGCACGCGCGCCACCACGACCACCACCACTGACGAAGGAGGCCCCCCATGCTGACGCTGCCGAAGATCTTGCTGGTGATCGCGCTGCTCTGCTTCGTGCTCGCAGCGGTTGGCGTGCCGACGCGTGGCGTCAGTCTGCTCGCGGTTGGTCTCGCGCTCTGGCTGCTCTCGCTGCTGGTGGTGTGAGCGTGTCAATGGGGGTAATTGATCCAGCGTCGATCAATTACCCCACAGCGCTGCTGGTGCTGGCGCCGCTGGTGGTATAACCCGCTTCCCCCCCTGAAGGAGTGTTCACATGCCGTCACGCTTCGCTGTCATCACGTTCCTCGATGGTGCGCCCGCTGGTCTGCCAGACAACACGCTGCCGAGCGCGCCCGTGTATCCAGGCCACGCGCTGCCGCCGCCTGGATCGATCGCTACGCTGCCCGTGTTCCCCTTCGACCCCACAGCGCCAGACAACACGCTGCCTGGATCGCAGCCAGGCGTAGACAACACGCTGCCGCCCGTGCAGATCAAGCCGGGGGCGCGCTTCGTGATCAAGTGGCTGGCGTGCACGGGGCTGATTCTGGTTCCAGACAACACGCTGCCGCCAGCACCAGCGCCGAAGTAGCTGGCTGGTCGCTGGCGCTGCGATCGCGCGTCTGGTCGCAGTTCTGGTCGTGGCGCCGCTGCGACGGTCCTACGAGCGCTGGTGGGCTCGACGCTGGCAGCCGCTGCTGGTGGTGGTTGGTCTCGTTCAGTGCACGAGAACCAGCGATTGGGCAACATGGCGGGCAACATTGGCCACGGCCAGCCATGCGATCGCGTGTTTTGCTAGCGATTCTGCGCGTACAGCGCGACGGCGCTGGATACTTCTACAATCCAGCGCCGTCGCTTTTGCTGTGGAAACCAGCTGTTTTATTGGTCTTCTGGTAGCCAGTCACGTCCTGTCATGACATGTCGTGACTGCGATTGGGCAACATGACGGGCAACGCAGCCAGCGCCAGCAGCTGCGCTGGCTGTTCCACGTGCCACAGAACTCTGCTGTGCGTTCATGCGCGTGGCCGCTGCTGGCCGTCTTGCAGCTGCAGCCCCGCTGGTGGCAGCGTGGCGCCAGTGCTCGTGAGACCAGCCAGCAGCTGCGCTGCGTGCCACGTGTCAGCTTCGCTGCTGATGTTGTAGGCGTCGAACACCCAGCGCGTCTTGTGGCCGAGCAGCTGCATGGCTACGCGTTCAGCCACGCCACGCCGGACCATGTTGCGCGCCGCTGTCCGCCGCAAGTCGTGCGGGATGCGCTGGACGTGCGCCGCCTTGCACGCCGTCCGCCAGCGCTTCATGAAGTAGCGCACGCGCTGCGCGCTCGTCTGGCCCTTGCGCGTGACCAAGCGAAAGAAGACCCACGGCACGATGTAGCCAGCCTTCTCTGCCGCCTTGCGCGCCGCGTCGCGCTCGCGCAGCAGCGCGCGCAGATCGTCAGTGAGCGGGAACACGCGCCCCGCTTCGCTCTTGTCGTCACCAACCTCGATCCGAATGCTGCCGTGACCACTGAACTCCACCTGTGACCACTCCAACGTGAGGATCTCTGACGACATCCGCCAGCCCGTGATGTACGCCATGGTGACGACTGCTGCTTCTGTCGCCGGGAGGTGCGCGATGACGCGCAGATACTCCGCGTGCGTGAAGAAGCCTTTGCGCGTGCCAGTGCGCTTGAGAAAGACCTCGCGGAAGTGCGGCATCTGCGCGATCGCGCGTGCGTGCAGCTGCAGCCGAAACACGCGCCGCAGCTGCGACAGTTCCATATTGATCGATCCATTGGAGTAGCGCAGCGCCGCGCCGCTGCCGACGTGCACGCGCCCGGTGGTCGTGACGCGTGACCCCTGGATGTAGGTCTGCTGCTTGCGCGCGTTCACGTAGTCATTCAGATCCGACTCAGTGATGCTGGCCAGCAGACGCCGCTTGAAGAACGGCGTGAGGTGGTGCTCGAAACGCGCGCGCATCTTGGCCACTGAGTCACGCCCGTTGTTCTCAGCTTTCACCAGATACTGCCGCACAGCTTCTTCCCAGCGCACCTTGCCAGCCGCTGCGCGCAGCGACGTGCCAGTGTCGATGCGTGTCATACGCTCGCGCAGCATCTTGTGTGCTTCTTCTTTGTCTGTCGTGCCAGTGCTCTCGCGCACCGCGATGCCATCTTTGTAGTACTTGATCAGGTAGTGCGTGCGCCCCTTGGGGATGTACGCCGCACCGTTCGTCTTCTTTGCCATGTTGTCTGCTCTCCGTTCAGCTGTTCTTCGTTGTGTTGCCGACCCATTCTTCGCACCAGTGCAGCACTAGCGATCGCAGTGAGACACCCTCACGCTTCGCTTTCGCGCGCACACGCAGCCACAGCGCTGGCGGGATCTTGTCCACCGTGAACGCCACGCGGCGCGAGTTCACGCTTGGAAAGTCCCCCGAATACCCCCGCGCTGTGGCTGTCGCCTTGGCCATGATTGATACCCTCCATTCACTATCCCGAAACAAACCGGACTTACAGTGTCACTGAATACATGTATTCACGTCCAGTCGTGTGCAGGTTTCCACGCGTTCCTGCGTGGTGGTGTCAGTCGCTGTCGTCGATCCAGTCGCGTTCATCGCTTGGATCGTAGGCGCCCTCGAGCGCGGGGATCGCGTCGAGACCAGCTGCCACGCGTCGAGCGTTCCACGTCGCGAGGCAGCTGGCGCAGACGGGCTCGCGCACACCACGCACGCGCACGCTCGGCACGCGCTGCGCGTTGAACGAGAACAGCACGCCACAGGCGGCGCACGGGCCGATCGTTGTGTAGTAGCCCATGACGTGCTCACGCCTTGGCGGCTTTGGCTTTGGCCGCGCGTGCAGCTGCTGTCGTTGCTCGATGGCGCGCAGCGTCTTGCGCGCGTCGATGCTCGCGACGTGCCGCGATAGCTGCTGCGCTGTTGCCGACCATCAACCCTCTGGCTTTCAACGTGGCTTCGAATTTCTTGCGGCGCGCAGCTGACCATGGCGCCTTTGTTTTGGGTGGTGGTGGTGGCGCGAGCGCTGCCACGTGATCCACGCCAGCCGTGTGGGCTGCGAGCGCGCCGTTCAGCATCTTGGCCACGCGCTGC